AGCACAAGACTTTTATGCAAGTCCTAGTGCACCTGAAAATGAGCCAGCAGACGGTCAACTTTGGTATAGCCCGGAGTTTTCAGAAGTAGATATTATGTATCACAATGGAACTACATGGGTTGGATATCAATATGATGGCTCAGATCCAGCATTAGGTTCAACAGCAGCATTTGTAAACAGTGATCCAGAAGGACCACAGGTTGCTGCAACTGCACCTACTACACAAAGTGATGGTTCTGCACTAGTTACAGGAGACCTTTGGATTTCAACCGCAGATTTAGAAAACTTCCCAACAATTTATAAGTGGGATGCTAATTTGCTTGAATGGGTATTAGTAGATAAAACTGATCAAACAACTGAAGACGGTATTTTATTTGCAGATGCACGTTATGGTTCAACAGGTGCTACTGGAAACACAGCAGCAACTATTAAAGATCTATTAGCAAGCAACTACTTAGATCCAGATGCTCCAGATCCTGCACTATATCCGCAGGGCATGTTGCTATGGAACTTACGTAGAAGCGGTGGCAACGTTAAGAAATACAATAACAATTACATTGACACTACTGGTGATAATAATCGTTACAAAGATGAATCAATGAGCGGTTATGCAACAGACCGTTGGTCAACTGAATCAGGAAACCAAGAAGATGGTTCAGGATCATTTGGTAGAAAAGCACAGCGTATGGTTGTTGTTCAAGGACTAAAATCTGTAATTGACACAAGCAGTCAAATTAGAGATGAAGAGCGTAGAAACTTTAACCTTATTACTGCACCTGGTTATACAGAAGTAATGAGCAACCTTGTTAATCTAAATATTGACAGAGGTTTAACTGCTTTTGTAATTGGTGATACACCACTAAGACTAGCAGCAGATGCTACGACTTTAACTAACTATGGAACAAATGCTAATCTAGTTACTGACAACAGTGACAATGGATTAGTAACCTATGACGAATATCTAGGAACGTTTTATCCAAATGGATTTACAACTGACCTAGGAGGCGCAAATGCTGTAGTTCCTGCATCACACATGATGATGAGAACTATTGCACTTAGCGACCAAGTATCGTTCCCATGGTTTGCTCCGGCAGGAACACGACGTGGAGGAGTTTCAAATGCAACAGCAGTTGGTTACATTGATGCTGCTACAGGAGAATTCCAAACAGTGGCCCTGAACGAAGGACAAAGAGATACGTTGTATGATCTAAAGATTAATCCGATTACATTCTTTAATGGAGTTGGTTTAGTTAACTATGGTCAAAAAACTAGAGCAAGAAATGCTTCTGCGCTAGATAGAATCAACGTAGCACGTTTGGTAGTATACCTACGTAGTCAACTTAATAAACTGGCTCGTCCGTATATCTTTGAACCAAATGATAAAATTACAAGAGACGAGATCAAACAAGCAGTAGAATCACTTCTACTAGAACTAGTTGGTCAAAGAGCTCTTTACGATTTCGCAGTAGTTTGTGATGAAACAAACAATACTCCGGCTAGAATCGATCGTAACGAACTATATGTTGACATTGCGATTGAACCAGTCAAGGCTATTGAGTTCATATACATACCGTTGCGTGTCAAGAACACAGGGGAGATATAAGACATGCCTATAACATCATTAAATAACTTTTCAGTTCCAACAGACGCAGGCAACCAAGTGCTCTTGATGCCTAAGTTAAAGTATCGCTTCCGCGTTACTTTACTTGGTTTTGGAGTAAGTGCTGCAACTGAACTAACTAAACAAGTAGTTGATGTAAGTAGACCAAAAGTTGGTTTTGAAGAAATGCCACTAGACGTTTACAACTCAAAGGTTTACCTAGCAGGTAAGTATACCTTTGAAACTATTACACTTAACTTGCGTGATGATGCAAGTGGTGAAGTTCAAAGACTTGTTGGTCAACAGGTTCAGAAACAGTTCGACTTCGTTGAACAGGCTTCTGCAAGATCTGGTATTGATTATAAATTTACATCTAAAATTGAAGTATTAGACGGTGGTAACGGAAATAACGCTTCTGGAATTAATGTTTTAGAAACTTCTAACTTATACGGTTGTTTCTTAACTAACGTTGATTACGGAGATGCTAACTACGGAACTAACGAACCAATGAGTGTTGCTCTTACAATACGCTTTGACAACATGGTTCAATGGGGTCCAGGAGAGCAAGGCGTTGGCGTTGGTATTGGTGCTGCTGTGGAAAGAACACTTGGTGCTTCTACTACAGGTTCTTCAGGCGCTCAAGGC